CCGGTATTGTCGCAATCGGTATTGGTCAGATTTGGGATGGCCTTGTTGACATGACGAAGGCTGCAGCTGCTGACGCCAAGTCGATGGCATTGCTAAACAAGCAACTTGATAACTCTTGGAAAGTCACTGACAAGACCTACAAGGCAGTTGACGACTACATTAACTCCGTCTCAAACATGTCTGGAATCCTAGATGACGACTTGAGACCAGCATTCTCGAAGATTGCTGCAGTGTCTAAGGGCTCAACTAAGTCCTTCAAAGCGTTCAACCTAGTAATGGACATCTCTGCCGGTACTGGTAAAGACGTCAACTCTGTAGCCAACGCCATGGCTAAATACATTGGTGGCAACAAGAAGGCACTCGATAAGTTTGTGCCAGGACTAAAAGACGCTACTGACAAAATTGGATTCCTTAAAGACAAATATACAGGTATGGCGCAAGTTGCTGGCGCTAATGACCCGTTTGCCCGCATTGCTGCTGTGTTTGACAATTTCAAGGAAAAACTAGGTCTGGCGTTCCTGCCTATGGTTCAGCAGGTTGCTGATTGGCTGGCTGGTCCTGACGCTCAAGCTGCTATGGATCAGATTGCTAAATGGGTACAGGACGCATTTGCGTTCTTTACAAGCCCTGAAGGTCAGGCTGCAATCGCTGACTGGTACGAGAAGATTAAAGAACTCCTCGAGAAGGCTCTCGACCTGGCAAACAAAATGCAGGCAATTACAGACCCGTTTGGCTGGTTTGGCGACCAGTTCAAGTCCATTGACAAGCAACGTGGACAAAAAATCAACGCCATGGCCAAGAACAAAACATCAATCGGTGATAGCGCCACAATGTACGGTACTGGAGGAACTCGCAGTGCCATCTATAACGTGACCGTCAACGGTGTAGTTTCGGGCAATGATGTTGTAAAGGCTCTAAAGACTGTTGCGAGCCGTAAGGGTCAGACTCTAGCGGCGATGTTGAAATAAACCATGGCAACAACATCAAGAACATACTTAGCGTCAGACTGGCAAGTTTGGACGTACGCTCCAGTAGCAGGCAAATTCCGTCTTAACTACTCGACACTGAACGGCACTGACGTTCTCGGTGGCGCAACCGATACCGGCTCAATGACCGTTCTAAACATGGACATCAACTCCATCAGTATCAGTGACGGTGAACGACCATCTCAAGCAGTATTCGGCTCAGTCAATGCTGCAACCGCCGCTATCTCTCTAAGCAGCACAACTTGGGACGCCAACGTCATCAAAGAACTCTACGCAGGCAAAGCAATCGCCATCACACTAAAGAACCAGGCAAGCGTCGACATCGACGTCTACGGCCGAAACAGCGTGTTTTTCCTAGGCACTATTGCAAGCTCAAACTACGACGTAGATCCAGTGAATGAAGTCACGACATTCAACATCGAGGCAGTAGACATCTTCTCGAACGCACTAAACCAACAAATCGGCGTAGCCAAAAGCACCACCGCCAGCAAAGCTTCAGTCATCAACACAGCCATCAGCACCAACTCAAACCTATTCGACAGCCACTTGAGCATAGGCTCCAACATCGACCTCACAGCACAGTATGAGGTTGCCGGGACCGAACTACAATCACTCGGCGCATGGCTAGCAGACTACATTGAAACCTATGTCGCAATACCGGTCGGCTACTACTACCTAAACGGCACGACGCTAACTAGGAACATCGACCTGAACGCATTGCACGTCAAACCTACATCTGGCAGCCAAATCACTGACGGAAAAGTCACAGCAATCCAGATGGCAACCGATGGTGACGACATTCCAACGTCATTCAACCTGTCAAACGCCTCGGCAACATACACCGCTGGAAACAGTATGGCCGGAATCCTGACACAGCCAATCGACTACACCAGCAGTATTGACGTAAACGGAACTGCACAGTTGCAACAGATTGCCGACCGAATCTCAAGCTACACACCAGCACTCTCACCAACATCAATCACGGTGAAAACTGCCACCACATACCAAACCATCACATTCGACGACACTCAAGCACAGTCGGCAGGTAAATACTATTACCCGACCAACTGGTGGGCTAACGGAACAGACGTCGACATCTACCTGGCATACCTAGGGAACGTCCACTACTACACCAGAATTATTGGACAAGAGCACGAAATCACGCCAGATTATTGGCTAACCACTTACCACCTATTGAAAGGCAGATAATGTCAGGCAGATACTCATTCACAGCCGGAAACACACTGACAGCGGCACAACTAAACACCAACATTATGGACGGTATTCCCTTCAAAATGTGCACCGGTCAGGTGACCGTAACTGGATCGCTGGCTGTAACGTTTCCATCGTCGTTCACCACTGGTGTCGTGCCGACCGTTGTTTCGACTATTGCTTCGGGAAACAACACTCGAATTACAACAACCATCGCCACACCAACCAACACTGGGACAACCTTCTATGCCTGGTACGTTCCTAACGGTGCAGCAGCTGGTGCAGTCGCCACAACAACCTCTGGTGTAGTTCACTACATTGCAATTCAGATGACTTCATCGTCAGGAACGGGAAACAGCTAATGAAAACCATGATTCTTACTTGCGAAACTAAAGGTTGCGAGAACGAGAACATTGCCATCGAACTAGAGACAGACGCCGAGCAATACCTTTGCGGCGCATGCATGCAGTTCATCACCAACGCAGTCGAGAAGCCAAATGCCGGAACCGAGACCGTCTAGCCAGACTGCTCTGCTACTTCAGCTAGTTCAAGACATGGCTGAAATAAAGGCAGACATCAAAGCAGTATCAGACCACGAAACAAGAATCAGAGATCTCGAGAAGGCTCGCTGGTCGAGTGCCTGGCTAACCGGCTTATTGTCGGCCACCATCTCGTCAGTGGTTCTTCTTGTAGTTCTCAAAGCCTTAGGAGCATAAATGGAAGTCCGTACCCGTAAACAAGCACTCGAGTTCCTACGCTCGTTCGAAAACAAGCCACGCACCGCATTGCCATGGCTAAAAGGTCGACCAAATCTATACGACTGCGCCGCAGGATACACGTTTGCAGTTCTAGGCAAGAAAACGAAAATCGTTTGGGTTCACGAACTAGTCGACCGAATGAAAGTCAACAAGACTTGGACCAAGAAAGGCACGCCTAAGCCAGGTGACGCAGTAATCTACGACTGGAACGGTGACGGCGGTTGCGACCATGTCGCCATGTTCCACTCAGTCAACAAGGCTGGCCAGTTTGTTTGCTATGGTGCAGACCAAGGCAAGCCGACTCCTGGCAAGGTCACCAAGTTAGTTACCGGTAAGGGTGTGATTCTTGGTTGGGGAACTCCATTCAACTTCACTGACCCTGTAAAGGCTGAACCAATTGCAGCTGCAGGCAAGGATGAGGGAACTCCAGAAGCAGACATGCCACTCAAGCCAGAACACTATGCACCAGCAGAACAGGCTCCAGCGACCTCTACAGCCACCGAAATGAGCAAGGAAGACATTCTTGCCTACCAAGTGAAAAAGGGTCTCCCACAGACAGGAATCCTCGATGAAGCAACCAAGGCAAGGATGGCTAAATGAACAAGCAAATAAAGCGACTACTTCGAGTCCTCTCGTTCGGTCTAGGTGCTGGCATTGTGTTTATCACCGCTGGCTCTATCGGTGGTATCTCGCCACTTCACGCAGGAGCCATTGGAGGGCTAGGCGCTGTTCTAGTTGTAATCGTGGCTATTTCGTTCGAGTATGCCGCTAAAGGTCACGTCACCGATGACGCTTTTAATGAAGCAATCAACACTGGTATTCAGAAGGTCAAAGCTGATACGGAAAAAAAGTCGAAATAGTGTGATACATTCCTTTTAGGTTCTCAAGGCCTAGAAGACGCAAGACCAGCCGAGTCCCCCTAGCCGGCTGGTTTTGTGTTTTCGCAAAGCAACTAACGAAAGGAAACACCATGTCATTCATGGACAACTATCAGACCGTTCAAGAGCGAGTAGACATTTTCTGGCGCAACTTTCCAGATGGACGGTTCTCGAGCGACATCGTCGCAATCACTGACAAAGAAGTAATCGTCAAAGCCTCGGTCTGGACTGAACGCAACCAGGTCGCACCAACCACAGTTGACTATGCACAAGAACCAGTAATCACTGAGGGCAAGATGGCTGGAATGCATGTCGAATTGGCTGTTACCTCGGCTCTAGGACGTGCCATCTCTCAACTTGGTGGCTCTCTATCGCCAGACAAGCGCAAAGCCTCGCAGACTGAGATGGAGAAGGCGAAGCGAGTCGAGACCGTCAAGCTGCTCTCATGGGCTGAAGAAGCCTACGCCAACGGAGACATCAACACTTTGCGAGAGTGCTACACCGAAGCCAAGGAAGCCAAACTCGACCCCGAAACCATCCAGCACATCCTGTCATTAGGCGGCAAGGTTGCAGAAATGCAGAAAGCCTCGGCAGGAAAGGAAACCACCGAGGCTCAGGCATAGTGCCTCACCAACCGCAACAATTGGTGTCTGAAAGGAATCTTACATGACAACGCTAGACATGAGCAGTGTTTTAGTACATAGCCGAGCCATAGGAACTACAAAACTTGTTCTCATGGGTATCGCTTATCACACCGGTCGAGACCGTTCTCAAGGGTGTTGGCCGTCTCGCACAACCTTGGCTGCATATGCCGGTGTATCGGTTCGCCAGGTATCTCGTTCACTAGATCAGTTGGTCGAACTGGGTGAGCTTGTTATCGAGTCTCGAGGTTCTTGGAAGAGGGGTTCTGCCGACCTAACGAACCTCTATTTTTTGCAAGATTTATGCAGTGATTCTTGTCAGAGTCACAAGCATGAGATGGTGACATCGGTGACCGTTGATGGTGACATTGGTGACCACTAATGGTGACATCTAAGGCACTTAATGGTGACATGGGTGTCACATAAACTATATAGAACTTAACAAGAACTCTTAAAGAAATGCTATATAGTGAAATCAGAGCAACTGAAAGGATGAAATAATCATGGCTCTAGTCAAAGTAAATGGAACAATCACTCTCCCGAAATCGGGATACAAGTCCTACGTCAATTTGTGGGAACTCTACGATCTACCGAACGGCAACCAGGCGAAGCGACTTTGGAAGGTGTGGACTACTGCCCTACCTACTGACATTGTTGAGGGTTCATGGATTGAAGTTGAGGGTGACTTCTCAATTCGTGTAGACGTTGACATGGATGGTGTTATCCGGACGTACCAGGATAAAAACGGAAACACAATCACCGCTCACGCAATCTCCATCCAAAACCCTGCAATCATTCAGATTAAGGCTAAAGACAACTCTGGAGCCATCGGTCACGACTTGGATGATGAACGCAAGTACGGAACACCATTGCAGCAAGACTTGATGGATGGAACACCGTTCTAATGAAGCAGGACGATAATCCAGTCATCAGCCTCATTTTGGTGCTACTTAGTGTCGCAGGGATCTTCTGGCTACCGATCGGAATCATCATGATTATTCATGACGTGACGAACTACTGGGCATGGATGAATGCACTTGGTGCAACATTCTTGATTCTTCAAAAATGACACACCTAGAGTTCTTTGTCGAGGGGAGTCCTGTTCCGCAGGGCTCCTTTCGTCATGTTGGGGGTGGCCGCATTATTGCAGCTAATCCAAAACTCAACTCTTGGAGAGAGACGATTGCTTCAGTGGCTCAAAAAAGCCCTGTAAGGCTCATAGAAGCCCCGACACGTGTCGAACTGGTATTTACCCTACCTAAGCCTAAAAGTGTCAAGAGAAGCCTTCCAACGACCAAACCAGACATTGACAAGCTGTGCCGGTCAGTACTCGACGCAATCAGCCTCCCCAAATACTGCCAAATACTCAAAGACGACTCAATCGTCACCGATCTACACGCAAAAAAGATTTACGGAGAAGTGCCAGGAGTACGCATTCTCATAATTTGGTAACAATTTGGTTACGAAATGTTATAAACGACTTGCAACACGTCACACCGGTATGCCAAACTAAAAGCGCAACAACAAAACAGCTCAACGAAAGGAACAACATGTCTGACCTAGACATCATCTTCACCGAGATCGACGAATTCGCTCAAGGCGACCTAAAGCTAGTCGTACGCCTACTAAAAAAAGTAACCGGTGAACTACAAAGAAAACACGACATCGGACTATACGACGTCACCAACCTTTACGAAGCATGGAAAGAAGCCAGGTAATGAAAATCATCCTGGCAATCATCGCTCTAGCAATCATCATCGACGTGCTCTGGCTATCACCAATCACCGCAGCACTCACCACCATCGCAACCATCAGCCTCATGATCTACGGACTCATCAAACTAGTAAAGGAAACGCTCTAATGGTCAGACCACTAAGCAGCCTACTCGTCAACCAAGTAGACGAAGAAATCAAAAACTACATCTACCACTCAGACGAATGCCTAAGACTCGAAACACTCTCAGCCGAATGGTTCATCCACAAGAAACAACGAGACGCCATCTGGAACATCCTCAAATCAATGACCGGCTTATCCGACCTAAGACTCGAACACCTAATCAACGGAACCACCAACACCGCAACCTACTGGCTACCAAACGGCCAAATCAGAAAGGACCACTAATGAAAACCGCAGCCGAAGTCCGCAACCAAGCAACACTCGCAGAACGCACCAGACTACAAACAGTCATCAACACCCAAATCGCTATCCTCTGGGACCGAGTCGAAACATCAAAAAACGACGACATCAAATCAGCCTGGACAATCGCCATCCTCGAACTCGAAGAAGTAAAAAAGATGGTCAACTATCCACTAGCTGAACAGGTCTACAAGCAATACCACTGCGACCGCCACATGATCGCAGGCTCAAACCATGCAGGCAAATGCCCTAAATGCGCAGAATTGCAGGGACAAAAATGAGCTACGCAAGATGGGGCGAAGATAGCCACGTTTACGTTTATGAGGGAGGTTCCGGCTATGAATGTTGCGGGTGCGTACTATTTGGCGGTACCCAGTCATTCGAATCAATCGATGGAATTATCGAACATCTTTATGAGCACCAAAACAATGGCGACAAAGTACCAGGTTATGCATTCGTAGAACTGGCCTGGGTGTATGAGCGTGAACGCATTATCAAACTGCTAGAGGATTATAGCGATGGCGAACTATTAGTTGTGGTTTATGCCGATATTGCTGACCTTATCAACGGAGAGAACAAGTGAATCACCCAACATTTGATCAACACCGCTTCGCCACCCACGACCTAGCAAAATACATCATCATTGACGAATTCAGCAAACGAGACTGGGTAAACGTACACGTCAATCCAGATAAATATGGTCCAGACCTGATCGCCTATTCAGGCTACAACGGTCGGCGTTGGACTATCGAAGTCGAAGTCAAAAACAACTGGGACACCGGCGCATTCAAATACCGAACCCTCCACATCTCAGCACGCAAACTCACCTGGAACGAACCACACCACATGCACGTCACCTGCAACGCTGACTGGACATACTTCCTCATAGTGCCGCCAAGTGCCCTACTCGAAGCCAAAATAGTCACCAAAGACACCACCTACAGCACCAAAGAACTCTTCCTAGAAATCCCCATCAGCGAATGCCAAATCATCAAAAGGAGCAACTAATGAACCACCAATTAAACGAGCTGACTGAAGTCATCCAACAAACCATCAACCTAGAAAACACCAAAGCCAGACTCGACGTGTTCAGCATTATTGAGGACGGCAAAGAGAACGGCAAAGACCCAGTCGACATCCTCATCGATCTCCTCAAATGGTGCAAACGATGACCTGCCCAAACCACACCGGCAACGCACTAACCTTCGCCGGCTCAACCTTCGACTGGAAGAACCAAACAGTCACCGACCACTACTACTGCGCCCTATGCAAATACGCAACCACACAGAAGAGGAAAATCTAATGGAAGTAATCGCCTGGATACTCGTAGCACTCGCAGGCCTCGGCCTTATCTACACCGGCGTACTCATCGCCATGTTCATCGCACTACCTAAAGACGACGAATACCTCGACGACTATGAGTGCAGCTGCATAAGGTGCAACCGATAATGCCACACGCATACGATCTCGTAGACACCTTGGCTAACGTAAGTTACCCAGGAGAGAACATCACGTCCATCATCTACCAACCTCGAGGCGCATTCGTCATCGTCACAGCACAATCAACCGGCTCACACGAACACCTCTACAACCAAGTAAACGAACAGTTTCCAAACTGCACCCGTATCCACACAGTCAAGACCGGTACCGACAGACAAGAAGGTGAACGCAAGGCAGCAGTACTCAAACGTATTGGCGCACACTCATACACCGACAACAACATCAACATTCTGCAAACCATCCAACAGCTACTACCAAGCATTGACTTGTATGTGATGAAGAACGGAAGAAGGCGACCACTATGAGCGACTGGCATGACACAGCCGCATGGCGTGAGGCTCGAGCAATGGCAAAGACCATACTCGAGCCACGTTGCGTTGTATGCCATAAGGAACTAATCGGAAGTGACTGGACTATCGACCACATCACACCACCATCAATCACGGGAGGAATACCAGACCACTCCATCGATAACCTGCAATCGATGTGCCGATCATGTAACGGAAAGAAGCAGGACAAGACTCTTGTTCGTACCGAGTGGAGGAATAGTAAATGGTTCAACTAATACGCAAACCAAAACACCGGGCAACAACCAACATCATGGCTGTTGTTCGTTCCGAGTGGCGTTGCCTAGTCAACTGGCTCCGCTACTTCGCATTCAAAACTAAATAGACACACACAATCTGGCCTCTGGTTTTTTCCAGAGGTCAGTCGTTCACCCCGCACAGCAAATTGAGTTCACACCCAATAGCCCAAAAGTTTGACACAATGATTCCCTGAAAGGATCGCAATGATTTACGAAACAACCCTGAAGTGGATTGCCACGTTACAGCTTGACGTGGAGTCCTCTGTTCATGCCGACTTGGCACTGGCTCTCGCTCGACGTTATGACGACAAAGGAGAAACCTCGACCGCTGGTGAACTCCGCAAGACCATCAACGAACTCAAAGCAATGATTGGCAAGCCGGAAGAAGTGTCACCACTTAGGGAACTACTCAAGCGATAATGCTCTACCCTGCCCGATGGACTAAACCGCTCACCGACGACTTCGAGTCTGACGCAGACCGACTTCTCCAAGTGGTCGCTCTGGCGTACAAGGATGCAGACAACCCGATGGGCCTCAAGCTTGATGAATGGCAGGAATGGTTGATTCGTCATGTTCTTGAACGCTATCCAGCCGACTGGCATAACCCTGAACTCAGAGGTCAACTGAGGTTCCGTAGTGTACTAATCTCAGTTCCACGCCAATCCGGCAAGTCACTCATCGCCAGCATCATCGGTGGAATCTGGGGACTCACTATGCGCACCGGTCAGGTCCTTGGAATTGCTAGTTCAGCTGATCAGGCGAGGATTATTTATGAGCGAGTGTTGCACACCATCATGGCAAACCCTGAACTCAAAGAACTCTTCAAGAAGACCACTGAGAGACGTGGAATAGTTTCAGCTGATGGTTTATCCAGGTACGATACTAAGCCTGCCAAGGAGTCAAGTCTTCAAGGCCTCAAAGTCGATACAATCCTGTTCGATGAGGTGCACCTTGCAAAGCGAGGCATGTGGACCGCTATGGTGCAAGGTACCGCAGCCTCAAAGCAAATCTTCCCAAATGCTTATGGAACTTATGACGGCGGAATCATCATCGGTATTACTACCGCAGGCGACTCAACTTCAGAAACGCTCATAGATCTCTATAAGCAGGGAGAACGCTCGGTGAATGGTGACCCCGAGTTGGAACGCTTTGGCTTCTTTTGTTGGGAGGCTCCAGAGGGTTGTGACATTGACGCTCCAGCCATCCTCGCCTCGAACCCGGCTGTGGAGTGTCGCCGCATTCCTCTGGACCGAGTTTTAGGAGACCTTGCCACTATTCCAGAGCATGAGGCTAGACGTTATCGTCTAAACCAGTTCATCTCTGGTGTGAGTGAGTCTTGGCTCCCGATGTCGGTGTTCCATAACGCAACCGGTCATGGCTTAGGTTCGCTCGATGGCTGTACTTTGTCGGTTTCGGTCAATACCAAATTAGACTTTGGCACGATTGCAGCCGCAAAAAAGATTGGCGACAAAATTGAGACTGAGCTGGTTGCTTCTTTTGTGAATCCTACTGAGGCTCGCCTGTATGACGTATTAGTTCAATTGAGCAGAAAGGTATCTGCCAAGGCCATCGTCATTGATGGTTCACAATTGCCTAACTTGCAGAAGAGACTTAAGCAGAATGGGTTCCCTCTCTGGTCGCTTTGGGCAAAGGAAGTTTCGGCTGCCTGTTCGACTACGTTTGCTCTGTTCCAACAGGGCAAGGTCGAGCACAACAACGATCCACTACTAATTGCTCAAATGCCTCGGGGTGTAGCGAAGTACCAGGGGGAAAACTGGTATCTGTCACGCCGCCTAAGCCTTGGAGACATTGACGCAGTCTTGGCAACTGTAAACGCCATCTACGTTGCGAACATTGAGGACAAAACAACCGTCGGAGTATTTTAGACACGCCAAAAAGTAACTTGACATAATATCAGTTATCTGGCGTACACTTTGCCTGTGGCAAGTATTTGGCAACGCATTTTCAAACCTGCAGAAGTGAGAGCAGTGAGCTCCTCCATTCCGCCTCGCTCTACGACTCTAGCCAGTCCCGAATCGGCACTAAGCCTAACCGCTGTCTGGCGTAGCGTGCAGATACTTGCCACCTCAGTTTCCAATCTAGGCTGGCAAACAAAGCGTTATGCCACCGGCATTGAACTTGTTGTCGACAATCCAACGTTTGTCAACAACCCTTCACTCAACCAAACCCGTCACCAATTTGTCTACGCCACGGTAGCCGAAATGGCTTTGACCGGCAACGCCTTCTGGGTGAAGAGCCTTGATGGTGCTGGCCGAGTAATTGACGTAACCCTGTTGCCTTCAGCTTCGGTATCGGTCACCTTGAGCGAGCCAAACAACCTGCTCTCGGCTCGTGTCTACAACTACCTCGGACGCAACTATTCGGCAGCTGAGGTCGAGCACCTGCAACTGTTCCCTCGTGCTGGATGGCTGAAGGCTCCAAGTCCAATCAGTATCTGTGGCGATGACATTGTTGCAGCTCTTGATTTGCGTGATTACCAGGCGAACTGGTTTAGTTCTGCAGGTATTCCGACCGGTGTTCTAAAGACCAATAAAGAGATCAGTGCAGCAGACGCCGAGGCGATCACTACCTCATGGCACACCAAACAAGCAACTCGTCAGGTTGCCGTCCTGTCGCAAATGGAATACGACACAATTCAGTTGAACCCTTCTGAGGCTATGTTCACTGAGCAGTCGGCTCAGGCTGTTCAGGGTATTGCTCGCTTGTTTGGTATTCCTGCCCGTAAGTTGGTTACCGGTGTCGATGGCACTTCTGACACTTACAGCAACCTCACCGACGAGGAATCGGCATTCTTCCGAGAGACTCTTCAGGCTTATGTCCGTCCACTTCAGGACGCTCTAAGCCGTTGCCTGCCTCGTGGTTCTCGAGTAGAGCCATTGTGGGAGGATTTGATTTTGAGCAAGCCTGCACGTATCCAGATGTGGGCTGACGCTATTGCTGCAGGCATGGTCACTCCAGAGTATGCCGCTGAAAAAGAGGGATTCAACTAAATGGAACTAGAGACAAGAGAAGTCGAGTTCAGACTTGACAACACTGAGGAACGCACGATCACTGGTCTCGCTGTTCCTTACAACGAGGGTGCAGACATCGGTGGCGCATACATTGAACGATTCGCTCCTGGTGCAATCGACAACGTGGACAATGTAAAGATTTTTTACGGCCACAACCACAACGATCTACCAATCGGTAAGGTAATCGCTGGTCGTGAAACTGACGCTGGTTATGAAATTACGG